TATACTCTTGGTATTATTTTATATAATTTTCCCATTATTGCATTTTTTTGAGAGAATAGTTTCGCTTTATAATTAAAATACTTAATTAAATGTTTTAATTATATTATTGTTAGCGTCTCTGTCGTCTTGTTTTTTTATTGAGTTTGGATTTTTTATTCTTTTTTATTGTGTTGCGTTTTTTTCCACCCGCTGGACCACCCCCAGGACCATCATTGGGACCTTTTCCAGGAGGATATAGTCTTACATATTGTCGCGCTTGTTCTCTAGATACCCATCTTCCACCAGGACTAACACCTTCCTCTGGAAGTGCTAGTGCTAGAGAAATCTCTGACGCTTCTTCTAGCTCTTCTGGTGGTTGCAATCCAGGAACAAGAACTCCCATTGCGGGAACAGAAACTCCTGCGTCTTTAAGTGGTTTACAAACATCATATAAATTAATTCCAGTTTTAGCTCTTCTTAATGCTGGTCCAAAAGTATCATACAATATCTTCGTTCTGCATATTTTTTCTATATTTCTTTCATAAACCTGGTCTGCTTTGTCAACTTTATCAAAATAAAGTTTTAAATACCTAACAACAAATTCAACATATTCTGGAATTTGACAATACTCTTCCGCGGGTAAATTGAATGTATCGTCTTCATCAAATGTCAATAAATAGTCAAGACCACTTAATCTGTCATTGTCTAAGATAAACTGATAATCTCCATGGTTTACATCATCTAATAAAACAATACCAATTCTTAAAGAAGGTGTAGTGCGATATCTGCAGCAACGAATAAGCGCAGTTCTACCGTCATTATTAACTTCGGCCAGGTTACAACCATGATTTATTAATGCTTGCGCAACTTCAAAACTTTTTTCTTCGTCTTGTCCACATACCATCATTAATGGAGTGTATCCATCTCTGTTTTTCCGATTTATATTTGCATTTCCAGTATTAATCAAACATAAAACCGAATTATAAAACCCACTATCCATCGCGTAAATTAATGCATTTGTAGGCGACCCGTCCATTCTAAATAAGTTATTTGAAAACAAATTTCTTTCTAAATTAGCTAAAAACAGTTGTATATTTTCACAGTTATTTTTTTTTATTAGAGTTACAAAATGTTCACTAAAATTTACGTTTGAAGGGCATGTTCCATTATATTCTTCTTCAGCCATTAATTATATATATTGTGGTATTAAAAATATATAATTACAAATCATAATAAGGACTATCGGTAATAGTCATACCACAATAATTTTGAGGTTTCTTTTTATAATCAACTGGCACATAAATATTGGCGGCTTTTGCGTTTTCCAATAAGAACTTGAAGTTTTTCCAAAAATCTTGTTTATGACCAACAGATTTTGTCATAACATGCGATAGTTCGTGTATAGAAACAAAGGTTAATGTGTTAATATCTATAAGAGTGGTGCTTTCTTTGGTCTTGCTCAAACAAAAAGCAATTTTCTCTCCTTTGTTTTCACTGTAAGCAGTTAATTCACTGTTTGGAAGCGTTTCGCTGATTTTTTGAGGGTTAAAATTCTTTACCAGTCGTTCAACATCAGGATCATCAGGATATTTTTCACCAACATATTTAACAAGTTCTTTGCATTTATTTGTAACAGTCGCCAATAAATCAGCGGCTTTGTTTACATTTTGTCTATCTCTCACACAATACTTGTTTCCGTCTACTGTTGATATTACGCATTTCAAGCTGTATAATTCAGATTCTGTGTATATTTTAATGCACATTACAATAATAAATCCAATAACAACGTATGTAAAAAAATCGCCTTTCCATAAACTGTTTGTCATATATTATCCTAGTATTATAAATTATAAAGATAAAAGAAGTGTATGATCTTATAAGATGTTCGCATTTTGGAACATCTTATATTATTATTAATTTGTCATTGAAACAAAAATATTTTGAGAATCTAAAAAATTTGTTACTGATTACGCTTATTGAGTGCCGGCACCCAACTCAAGAGGAGGTCTCATGAAATCAGGCTCAATGGTTGAAAGATTCCAGGGGCCCACGTAAAGCTGAGGGTTAGGGGGCTCAGAGCGGATTTGCAAGTTGGCGTTTCTCAAGGTTTGGCCGATGGTATCAATACCAATGTGGTAGCCAGCCTTTAACAAGTTGATGTTGGCAAGCTCACCCTTTCCAGAGGGATTCAATTGAGCCCATTGGCTGTTGGAGTCCTTGGGTAACAAATCAGAAGGGTTCTGGATGTTGGGCTTTGAGCATGAAGTGGGAACGCCGACGTTAGGTGTGGCGATGCCGTTCACTGAGGCAAAGACCTCGTTTTGGCCTAAAGCTTCAGAGGGTTGAGGGCCAGAAGAACCTCTGGGGGCACCAGTTCCAGTTCCAGTTCCCTTGTATGCAGAGTTGGGGGTGGAGGACATTGACTCTGACCCATACATCCCCTTTGATGTTAAATATTTCGCAAAGACACTAACGCCGTATGCAACTATCAATAAGACGACAAGTGCGCCAATACCATAATCCGACCATAGCTTTTTTAAGGTGCTGCTCATTATATAAAATTAGGCTATAAAATATTTTTTTGAATACAGTTTAATTGTTTTATTATTCCTCTAAACATTTGGATATCTTTGAAATAAAACTACTCTTCTTTTTCTAAATCATTTTCAGAAACTTCTGATAAATCGTCAAAATCCATATCACTATCTTCACTATCTTCGCTATCATCTAAATCTTCCAACATATAAGTTTTCTTAATATTCTTGGCTTCTAAAAAGGCAAGGATCGCCTGTTTTTTTGCCTCTTTTGCCTTATTTCTTGCCGCTTTATAAATTTCATAATACACTTGATTTGGCTTTTTAAGTGTAATTGTTTCTAAATCAGAAGCAGAAGTTGTCAAATTTACTTCGGTTAAATCATTTGATGTATCCACCAACTCTTCAATATCACTTAATGTTTCTATCGCAGTGTCTATCTTAATTTCATTTTTGTTCTCTTTTTCTCCCTCTTTGTCCGCGTTATTACTAAAGACATTCATTCCGTTTATTTTTTCACTTAAATCTTCAACTGTTTCATTTTCAAGGTCCGAGGATTCTGCACCGTCTGGTCCAAGAAGTTCAACATTCTCTAAATCAAATACATCGTTGTCATTTTTGTATTCTTCTAAATTTGCGGCGCTCTGTTCCAATTGTTTTTTGTCATCTATTGGTTTGGGTTGTTTTGTCGCGCTCCTAATGAGACAACTTTCAAATATTTTTTCTGAATTTAACACCATAGACTGTTTCAATTCAAGTTCAATTTGAAAATTTCTACTCGTAAACTTTATGCCTTGAACTTCAATAATAGATATAATGCTATTTTCTGGAGTGACGTCTTCTATCGTAACAGGAGTTTCATTTTCGTTGTATATTTTAACAAGAGGCACATTTGTGCTATAATTCACCTTAACATTCACTCTTACTAAATAGTATTTTCCGGATTTGTAAATTCGCATTGGAGATGCAAATGCTGATTCAATGTCATTTAATTCCAACTTATTTTCAAACCACGTGTCAGCTTTTTTGTAAATGAGTTCCTGACATTTTGTTTCAAGACTTTCTAACCAGTGTATTAATTGTTCATCATTGTTGTCAAACATTAAATCGCAATAAATTTTTTTACCATTTTTAACAAACCCTTGACGCGTTAATGATTTAGGTGTTTCAATATATAATGGTTTGTTATGCATTTGTATTTTTGTAAAATATGCGCCTCCTTGAATTCCGGTCGGATGTGCTAAAGACAATTGGGAAAAATCAAACTGGTCATTCGCTAAAAATATGTTGTCCATTATTTTTTCTTCAGAAAATTTAAACTTCATTAACACGCAAAAAATTAAGAAATAATATATTTAGTAGATAATAATGAAGGATTCGCTTATTCAACAATGTTTAGATATACTTAAAAGGGATGACATCAAGGGAGAATTAAAATCATTTTGTAGCCCAGTAATTGAATTGATGTTTAATATAATTAACCCTTATATTTACATAACGCTTTTTCTTGTTTTCTTAATTTTTATCATGATTTTAGCAATATTAATTCTATTAATTTTGGTTTTGCGTAATAAAAGTTTAATAACAAAAAATTTTTAATATTTTCTCATTAATTATTATAATGAGCACAACGAATAGCACAAGTTCAATGGCGAATCCTTTAACAACACCTTCCAGCCAAATGGGTGGACGTGGAAGAAGAAGCCGCAGAATGACCAAGGGGTCAATGAGAGCTTCCAGAGCCGCATCTCGCTCCATGGCTTTAGCTGGTGGCAGAAGACGCAAGAGACGTGGTGGTCAATCTGCTCCTTCCCCTAGTCAATATTCTGACGCCGCTGGTTTTGTCGCGGCCGCAGTGGGCACTGGCGACCAGCAAAACGCCAATGTGTTTAGGGGTGCCAACTTGCCCAACGGCAACGAGATTGTTGGTCTTCAAGGCCAAAACACCACCATCCCTGCTTCTTTGCCCCAAAGCGGCAACATGAACGGTGGCAAGAGACGCACCAAGAAGGGTGGATACTGGGGCCAAGTTCTCAGCACTGCTTTAGTGCCTTTTGGCTTATGGGCGCTTCAAAACCGTTTCTCCAAGCGCAGAGGTCTCAAGACCGGCGGCAAGACTCGCAAGCACCGCAAATAAACGTAAAGCATAATTTAATACCAATGCAAAAATAATAATTTTTTAATTTTTGAAATTATTATTTTTCTCTCTTCAAACCACTTCCAATATGCAAATTTTAGTTGTTCTTTACTTTATCTAATAACCATTTAACTCCGTTTGCGTATTTACTTTTAACCATCTCATTTTCAGTTGAATTATGCTTTGCGTGTATATTATCTTCTATTTTTCTGTATAAACTATTGTCATCTCTCGGCAAATTTATTTTACGATTAATATAAGACTCCTCAGATTGATAAACATAGTGAGCTATAAATGCGGCGCATTTGTTATATTCAATGGGCCATTCATTGAATGACTGTGAATTAGTCATAGATTTGCCGTTTAGGGACAACATATTGGTAGGGTTTACAATGACAAAATAATGAGGTGTAATAGCATCAACTACCTGAGACGGTCTAACAAATGTTTTAACATGTTTATCAATAAGAGGATCAGATTTTGTATAATTCTCTAAAATTAGACCATCTTCAGGTTCTTTCCTATGATTATTTGTTCCAAACATTAACCAGTTAATTGCAACAGAATCTGCCAATAAGTAATATTTTAACATTTGTTTCACACGTTGAAATGCATTTAAAACTAAAAATTCGTCGGCGTCTAAATAAAGCATCCAATCGGCGCCGGAGGTTGTTGCAATTTTAGCGGCCCTCAACATTAACGGCATTTTTATTGGACCGTCCATTTCACATCGTTCAACAATAACACCTTTCTTAAAGTTTCTTAGTTCATGCGATATAGGAGTTATAGATTTATGATCAAAAATATAAATTAAATCAAACCCTAAAATTAGATGATGTGCAACCCATTCTTTAATATTTTTTTCATCTCTTGCATTTGTAAATAAAATGGTTTTCCCAACCATTTTTCTTCTTGGGTCATTTAAGGGAATTGGTTGATTTTTTTTGCGTGTTAGCGAAACATTATTGTTGTTGATACTATACATTTCTATATTTTGTTATTAAATATAATGGATTATTACTAATTTTTTATAGGTTCAATATATAATAATTACAAAATGAGCTTTGAACAGAATATACAACACTGGGTGTCAATTGACAACCAAATTAAACTTTTGAATGATAAGATTCACGAGTTGCGAGAGAAAAAAAGCAAATTGAGTGAAAATATTACAAGTCATGTTGAACAAAATAATTTAAGAAATGCAACTGTGCAAATTAGCGATGGAAAATTGCGATTTGTTAATACAAAAGTCTCGTCACCATTAACATTTAAATACGTTGAAAAATCTTTAGGAGAAGTCATTAAAAATCAAACGCAAGTAAAGCAGATAGTTGAATATTTAAAAGAAAAAAGAGAGGTTAAGGTGGTCCCTGAAATAAAGCGGATTTCTAACAATTAATTTATATACCTATAATGTATATGGCCGCAGAACATATTATGCAAGATCACGAATTAGTTTTTAACAAGTCAGACGGAAAAATTCATAGCGCAGGGTTTACTGTTGATTCAATTTTATTGCAGAAAGGAGAACCTGCTCTACATACTAGAAATTCTGGAGCTCAACGCGGAGGGGGAAACGTCGCCGATTTGTTCAAAGATTTAGCTGTTCCGGCTGGTCTTTTTTCTTTTACTAGAAAACAGTTTGGTGGAGAAGACCAATCTAGAATTCAAAATGATGACGCAATTATAAGTGACGACGTTCATGAAAAGTTATTGAAAATGGTTGAGGTAGAAGGAGGTGCCAAAAAACCTAGAAAAACTAGACGAACTAACATTGCTGCAAATAAAAAAACAAAAAAGCAAAAGTTAACTGTATAAATTTATTATTATTTTTAAAAAAAATTGATTACTTTTTGTAAAAAATAATCAATTAAAAAACCAAACATGCCGATCTATTTTGGATTTCCTGTTACATGCCAAGAGGCGTTTCGCCTATTCAGTTTAGATTTTGAACAAGCAAAATGTGACATAATGCAAAAATATAAGTTGAGAGAAAATAGATACATGGACTGCCATTTTCTAGAATATATGAATAACTTCTTCCAAGGAAAAAACGTGGAAATGAGACTATTTTATACGGATAAGGGACAATGTATTATTGGGCACAAAATAGAAAACGCGTCTGTTTTTACAAGAAAATTCTTAAAAGTTAGCGAGTTTACAGATATGCTTGAGAAGTTGACAACTGGTTTTTGGTGTGAAATCAAGATTCTAAATTGTCAGGAAAATTTTAATAAAATTGTATTAGAACACATGGAAGATGAACCTGAAATTGTTGAAGGCACTGAACCCTATATTATTGAGTTTCATGATTAATCGGCGTTTGAAATGTAAAAAGGTGTAAGATAAATTTAAAATCGGCTCCAACTATTGTAGTTAAATGGCGAAACTAATATATCATTTAATTTAGTTTTCCAGAAATCTACACGCTTTTCAAACAAAATGTCTTTTTCAGTTTTTGGGTAAGGTGTTGTGTTTTGCATCATTTCTTCCTCTTCAGTTGTAATCTTTGGTTTGTATCCAAAGCAATTCACACCATATTGAATGTGGGGATTTGCCATGTAACCGCCATTAACTCCTGGTCTTCCACAATCGTGTTCATGTCCTGGAATATTTTGCAAGTTGTCAAATGTTGTTTTTTGTGTGGGGAACAATGCCATTTGACCTTCAGACCATCCATAATTGCACCATTCACCGCCTTTATTATAAGAGTCCTCTACTTCATCATATGTTGCTAAACGCGAACCATATGCTTGACATAAAGTTTTTGCATCTTCATAACCGTAATAATTTCCAGGAATATTGAAAACTTGTTGTCTAGTTAAGAGTTCTGAGGATTTTTTTGATGAACCGTCGTCAGCGGCTTTGGCAGTATTTTGATTTACTGTAATTTCTAATTGGGGGTTTGTTGGGTTAAATAAATTTTTGACAGATGCCATAATATCAATGCTAAAGAAGTATTTCAATACATTGAATAATAACAATATTACGAATATTCCTGCGATAACTGCAATAATTATTCCAGACGTTTTATCTAATCCGTTTGTTCCTACACTTGAATTGGAATTAGTCGTGTTTGAAGAATCTCCTAAAGAAACAAAAAGAATTATATATATCAATACAATTATGACGAGTATTATTAAAGCTGTTGGGTTCATTAATAAATTGTTAATATAACCATACATACTTTCTGGTTCTATTGTTGAACTTGTGTTGGCCTCCATATATATATTATTGAATTGTTTTTTTTCTGTAAAATAGGCAATATGCTTTTGGCGTTATTAATTCTTGTAAATTTGTTATTTCTGTAACATTTGTGTCATTAAAATGATACCATTTTCCATTTGCGTTTTTAATAAAAGCAGTATAATGTCCACCATAAGAACTTCCGCTGTGATTGCATATTCCGTAAAGATCGTAAATATACGATTCCTTTTTATATCCGACAACATAGCTGGATACATCAAAATCTTCCAACGGAAACGTTACCATAATCTGATTTTTTTGACTTCTATGATTAAAACGTTTAATATCAATAACCATAATTGATGGCATGCTCCAATAAACAATTTTTTTTTGCACATTTTGCTTTTGGTTTGTTGTTTCATTAAACCACGCATTTTCTCCGTCTAGTGTTTCTCCATTAACATACAAATCAAAGCAATCTTTTAAGCTTGGGCTCTTATTGTCGCTCGGCAAGGATAAATTAATCATAAAATATGGTTCAGGTGACGTGCTTAAAACTTCTCCTGTTTCCAAAGAAATAATTTGCGACACGTGGATTCCATAAAATAAATTCCATATTTCTGAATATTCTTTCGCAAACATCTTTTTAGTCATCTCAAAGCATTGAACTGCCATCTTATCAGTTTCATTTGTAATGTCGCCGTTTATGCTCATATTTACTTCGCGAGACAAACTAGAATGAAAGCAGTCTATTAAAAATAGCAAAAATTCTGGCAAGTCATTTTGAGCAAACCCAGTAAACAAGTCCATTTTTTTAACGTGTGCAATTTTTTGAACAGTTTTAATAAATTTTCCTGGAGATATAATACAATTTTCGCTCCACATCAATGTTCGCAAATTATCCCATTCAATTAACAATACAGATTCATATTTGTTCTTGAGTTTTTTCTTGTATCCACCCTTATTTAAAAAATCATTTAATTCATATGTGTGTGATAAAACTTGAACGCAAGAGTTGACAAAACAGGTGTTGCCCAAATTGGCCAACCCAGTTAATCCGTTACCTTTGTAATTATCAAAGCTCATTATTTTCGTCTTACTTATATTGATAATTTATATTTAAACATATTTTTATAACAATATATATTATGTCTCAAAATAGAAATACCCAAAATTTTTCACTATCATATGATCAACGATTGCTTTTAGAGTTATATATAGATTTTTATAACAATACTATTCGTCAAATGGATTCTTTACAAGAGTTGCAAAATGAAATTAGAGGAAATATAAATCAGATTATTGGTTTGTATCAACCGCGCAATAATTCAACACACAATTCAACACACAATTCAAGACATAATTCAAGACATAATTCAAATACTCCTAGACAAAACAATCAGAATGCTAGACAAACTCCTTGGCTGGGCCGCCGAAATCAGTTTGATCCCACAAATAGAAGATATATGTATTATGGAAACATTCCATATGTAGGTCCGGCCGACGTTCCATACGCCGACTGGCGAGGACGCGTTCCTGGAATTCCTATAAATGCGAGAGAAAATGATGATGCTTTTTTTAGCAATCTTTTGAGATCCTTTTACGATCGCATTCCAGTTGCGCCAACTAGACAACAGATTGAAGCTTCCACAAGAATTTTAAGTTTTTCTGAAATAGAAAATCCAATTAATAATTCGTGTCCTGTTACGTTGGATAGATTTGAAAATAATAGTAGCGTAACTCAAATAATACCATGCGGTCATATTTTTTCGCCAAGTGGAATTGATTCGTGGCTTCAAACAAACGTTGGATGTCCTGTTTGCAGATATGATATACGAGACTATAATGCAAACGCACAAACAAGTTCTGAACCAATTATTGAACAAGCTCCAGGAGAAGAAACAAAGGACGAGGGTCCATTAGAAGAAAGTAAAACTGACATTGATGAACCAACTCAAGAGAGAAATAGTTTTCCAAACCGCACTAATAATATTAATCGCACAACGTTCACAAGTTCAGATATTCAAAATACATTATCAAGTTTAACTGAAAATATACTGGGTCAAATTTTAAACCCAACATCTAACTCATCTGGAACTGCAAGAAATTTTGTTTTTGACACTTCGTTTAATTCTCTCGTATATGATGCATCCAATAATCAATTTATATTTGAAGGGATGTTGCGCAGATGATTATTTTTGATTATCCAAAAAAATTGAAAATACTTTGTTAGCGAAAATGGTCGCATCAATGAAACGCGCGAGAATGGACAATTCGGTCAGTTTAATCAACAAGATTCGCCCATATTTGGAATTTATTAATGCCGCTGCAGGATTATATTTGTTGTGGGTTGTCATCCATTATGTTGCGGCTCAACTATATGTTTATTATTGCGTTCCACTAACCTTCATGGGGTTTATTATGTCGCCTCTAATGGCCGCAACGCCACATTGTTACACATTTAGATGGTGTATTATAAATGGCGCAAATAATATTGCGTCAATGTGGGTTGTTCTTGGAACATGGCTTGCATCCAAGTTTGCAATATTTGTTACCAATAGACCAGTGGCGGCTTAAGTGGTCCAATAAAATATTTATAAAATTGTATTAAAGGGAATGCATGATGATAATGTATACAATGACAATGACTGCCAGTAGACACAGACTTCCTTGGTCAATGAGCGAGACCAATCGCCTATATAGTGAATATGAAATGAAGCAACTTCCCATTTCAAATATTGCGCAACTTCATGCACGAACTGAGTATGCTATCTTGCATAAGCTGGCTCAAGAATTTTTGATTAATGCGTCTTGGAATGACGTCAAGGGATGGAAGGCTCCCAAGGAAATGGCCCAGAGCAAGGCCGCGTATGATTATGAGGAGGATTGTGAGAGTGAGTATGAGGAGGATGATCACGACAGCGACAGCGATTATGATGAGAATGAGTATAAGAAGGCGTGTGAGAAGAATTCTGTTGTTTCGGACGACGAGTCGCTAGAGGATTGCGATGACCCCAATGACAGTGATTATGTAGATGAGGAGGAGGAGGATGACGATGATAGCAGCAATTACGAAGAGGAGGAGGAGGAGGAAGAATTTGATGCTTACAGCATCCCCCAAAAGGTTTCTGCTTTTAGGAAGGTTGTTGATGCTGCCAAGTTTTTTATTTACGCTGTATAATAAAATAAAAATTGAAAGAAAATAACATAAATAAAAGAAAAGATAATCTCTATTAATGAATTTGTCAGAAGAACAACAAATTGCATTTGATAAATATGTTCAACGAAAGAATATATTTATTACAGGACCAGGTGGAACTGGTAAGTCAACCCTTATAAAACAACTTCATTTGGACGCAAAACGCAAAAACTTAAATATTCAAATCTGCGCGCTTACTGGGTGCGCAGCTGTTTTGATTGGTTGCAAAGCAAAAACCATACATTCATGGTCAGGAATTGGTCTGGGAAATGGAACAATTGGAATGCATGTTAAAAGGGTAACACTTAATAAATATAAAGTAAAATCGTGGAAGAGCGTTGACATATTGGTTATAGATGAAGTTAGCATGATGTCTCAAAAAATATTTGAGATGTTGGATGCTATTGGAAAGGCGACGCGCCAGAATGGAAGACCATTTGGAGGAATACAAATAATCTTTTTGGGAGACTTTTATCAGCTTCCTCCTGTTGGAAATAAAGAAGATCCGGAAACAACGCGTTATTGTTTTGAAAGTCCACTTTGGAAGGAAACGTTTTCAAATGAAAATGTTGTAAAGCTTGCAAAAATATTTAGACAGACGGATGAAGTATATACAAAGATATTAAATCAGATCCGTGAAGGTAGATTGAAAAAGAGTAGTAATGACCTCTTGATGAGCCTTGTTGGAAGGCAAATTGAAGAAGGATCGCTAATTCAACCCACAAAACTGTTTCCTATTAGATTCAGGGTTGATGCAATAAATGAAAGAAAAATGGCAGAGTTGGATGTCCCTGAATGCGAGTTTAAGTTGAAATATTCAAAAACTATTCCATCTGTTGGAAAAGATAAAATTCCTTTGCCAAAAATGACACCAGAACAAATAGATGTTGAATTGTTGAACATTCATAATAGCATTCTTTGCAATGATATTATAAAATTAAAAGTTGGTGCTCAAGTAATGTGCGTAGTAAATATAGAAATGCCAACTGGAGAAATGATTTGCAATGGCAGTCAAGGGATTGTTACTAAATTTACCGAGCAAGGATTGCCGGTTGTTAAGTATAGAAATGGACATGAAATGACAATGAACTATCATTTGTGGGAAAGTGAAAATATTCCAGGGATTGGAGTTTCTCAGATTCCTCTTATATTAGCCTGGGCGATTACTATTCACAAATCACAAGGAGCGACGATGGATGCAGCAGAAATAGATGTTGGTAGTGGGGTTTTTGAATGTGGACAAACCTACGTGGCTCTTTCGCGAGTTAAAAGTTTGGACGGATTATATTTGACTTCTTTTGATGCATCCAAGGTTCTAATCAATAAAAAAGTCAGAGAATTTTATGATGGTTTGAATTAAAAAATAATATAACTTTTAATGAAAATTTATATTATTTGATCTATTTTGTTTTTATTTTTTTACGCCTTGATAAACACATATGTTACTTCCTCCGTCTTCTTTGGACCAGAGGCTTCATTTGTTTCTGAAGATCCAGATGCACCAGGTCGTTTGCTATTTGACATGGTAAATTTAACATCCATCATCTTCCAACCATTCTCCTCGTGAATTCGTGTAACATCTGCCAACAAATCATACTTCTTATCCGTCTTGAAATTCTTTACACTCCAACAGCTGTAAGTTACGCGATTCAAAACATTTTTGATTACCGGCTCCAAGAATTTTTCAATCCATGATTTGTAGTTGGGATAATTATTTGTTGATTGAGTATCCTCGCCTGAATATAGTTCCAAGTTGTAATAAGGAGGACTTGTGAGAGCAACATCAAATTTCATGCTTGCAGGAAGCTCATTCAAGAATTTTTCGGCCGGTTCGTTGACAAGCATGATATTATCAATCTCCAAGTCATTGCACATTGTGCACAAGTGCTTAAAAGTCTTTTCGCAAGGTTCAATTCCAGTATACGAAACGTATTGGCTGATGCTTTTTGTCCCTAACATTCTTCCACCCCAACCAGCACACACGTCTAGAACGCTCTTGGCCTTGAAATATGATACAATGTTCCTAGCCATAAGCGGACGATACATGGTAACCTTTCCGAGCCCATTTGTAAAAGAGATTGATCTTACAATTTCAGAAGCATAAGGCGTGGAATGATTTTTGCGGTTAAATCGCAAAGCTTTTTCCAAGTGCTCCTTCTTCCACAACGACGAGACAGAAACTCCCTTATAATTCGCCACCTCATGGAAATGCTTCATATATTTTTTCATAATCTTCATTCCGACCACATTTGTAGCCGAAATATTTGTAATATCATCGTTCAATGGTTTTTTGCAAAGAGTTTGCCAATCCTTAACAATTTCCTCATCTGTATAGGTGTCATATAGAATGCCGTGAGCCTCCAATTCAGTCGCCAAAGTCGGCAACAATATTTCAAACTGTTCGTCAGATAAATCCTTCAAAGCGTTTTTCTTATTAATAATTCCTTGCATCATTGTTATAATAATAGCATATTGTTTTTAAATCTTTTGATCAATTTTTTATTTAATCCTTTGCCCAGGCGCAAAATATTAAGCTTACCATTTCAGTTTGGCTATTTTAATTAAATCTTCAGGAATAACACCTATAGCTTGATTTTTTTGTAGTTTCTTTTTATGCCATTTTGCAAACTCTTCTAAAAATATCTTTCGCGTAGGAAAAGCAATAAGAACGTCGCGCCTTACTTTTTTCCATAAAGCCACAACACGTTTTGAACCATGAAATTGCTGAAAAGTGCGTATCAAACCAATTGCTTCATCGCGCATTTCATCAATGTCTTGCAAATATATTGCTTCATAAAATTCATTCACCTCTTCTTTCATCCATTCATATTGAAATACTTTATTTCCATCAACCGCTAGCGCCTTTTTTTCATTATTCATGGTTCTATAATTCACAACAGTGACCCAATCCGGTATTTGAATTTCCATTAAAAATATATAATAGATAGTTATTTTATTTTTTATAACAAGAGAGAAAACTAAAAAATTGTATTTCTAACCTACTTAAAGACTTTGCTCATCTTTGAGTTTATTTCTAAGATAATTATCATAATAAAACTTTCCAAATAAACCAATTATACCCACTCCATAAGAAGCAAAAAATATGACAATGTAATAATTAAACCACGATTCTATTGGTGGTCTGTAAAAATAAAAGTTTGAATATAATAAAAAAAACTGGCACAATTGCAATGACGTTATATATTTCCTAATAAAACGAACCTGGTTAATTTTTAAAAGACAACCCAAATAATAAGAATACATAATTGTGTGAACAAACGAGTTTAAAAATGTCGCCATCCACACCATTTCAACTTTATATAAATACATCAAATGCCAACTTAAAACGGCTCCTATATGATGATATTTTTGAAGAAAGATGGGCTTTTTACCGTTTAAATAAAGTAAAAATGTGTCAAAAAACTCATAGTATTTGGATAAGTAAAAATAATAAATTACCGCGTCAAATGTGGGATTCTGAAAATAATAATTTGACTGAAATACAATTCCATCATTATATAAAATCTGCGATAACGACAAGAATGTCCAACCACTGAACAAAATCAAAACCCCATTATGCGCCACAGATAAAAAATGCAACAATGATTGATTAATTTTTAATTCTTTTGGATAACAAAAATACCCAGAAATAGCTATAAAAGGTAAAACATGACACGATAACTGCGTTAAGTTATTCATACTAGTTAATATTGTAAAGCGATGTTTATATTAGTTTCAATATGATTTACCGAATATTAATATATATTTCTAACCTACTTAAAGAACTTCATAAGCGATTGGTTTCCTTCTTTTTGATTATTGGTTTCTCTCAAGAACTCGTCAAATAACAAAGCTTTCACCTCTTTATTTTTCATTGACTCCAACTTGTCTTCAAACTTTTCTGGGTTTGTTGTCCTTTGTAACGTATCAACGTCCCTTCTGAATTTTGCAATCTTTGATTTCTTATTTTGCATCTCCCACATTTTCTCTAGGACTAGCGCAAACACTTGCTGCACCGGCTTCATAATTTGATTTGTAATATAAAACGAATAGTCAATCTTCAAATTGTTCTCTTTGATGTAAGTAGGAGTCTCAATTTTTTCGCCTTGAAGCGCCTTCTTATTTGGATGATGGATGTACACAAATGGGATTCTGTCTCCTGAGCCTGGTTTGTTTCCTGGGTCTCTGGCCGTAATCCTATCCGCTAGAACCTTGTGAGCAATTTGCTGAGGATTTTTGTATCCAGATCTCAGTGATTTGGTAATCACCAACTTATCCATCGGATAATTCTCATCCACAATGTTTTTCAAACAGGACTTCAAGAACTCTGTCGCTTGTTTGATGTCTTTTTGTTTCATCAAGATGTCAATAATTCCACCATAAATATCTTTCACAATGGGTGCATTATCTCTGCGCTTGAGCACAATGCCCATCTCCTTGCGCTTACACTTATCAGGGTCGTGCTCATAAAGCATTCCTACATAACGCTTCTTGGAAAGCAGGCAAAATGGCATAAATGTTTTCTCATACTCTAGGTCATGCGGATTCTTCAAGAAACTAGACGCTAAATGCCCTGCTTCTTGAGCCAATTCAATCGTAATTTCAAGAGCATCTTTACCGCGAATTGGTTGTCCCTCTAGGGTGTGCAGATTAAATGTAAAGAATATCGAGTCCGTATCTCCATATATGTATTCAGCTTTTGTTAGAACCTTACCAAATTTGCTCGTATCACAAATTCGGTTTCCATACGTATTTTCAATAATCTTTTTCGCATAAGTCAACAGCAAACGACCAGTTGCAGTCGTTGACGCTGCAATATCTTTCTCATAAAACGTGCTAGTTCTTGCACCGCATTGACCGTAAAGTGAATTTGCAGTAACCTTATAACCCAATTGACGCTTATCCAGAACATTTTTCATAAAGTCATCCGTCTGCAGAGAAATCAACTTTCTAGTGGTTTTTCTTGCGAGAAGGAGTTCCTCCAAAATAGCAGGCATAATTGCTCTCGCGTTATCAGGGAACTGAGCAAACCTGCAAATCTTATATCCTGATTTGATTTTTTCTGCTGCGGCAGAAGGCGTCTTTCTTACATACTTGAACGTGTCATATGTAATATCAACGTATTCGTAATTGGGCAAATTATCATAAAGGAAATTTCCAGACGCATCTGTTTCTCCATTAACTGTAATAAGCTCTCCCTTCAAATTATACTCTTTAGTCCAGACTTTACTATCGTGCGACAAATTCTCGCTCATCATTGAGGATGGATACAGAGATGCGTAATCTACGCAAGCAACTGGATTGTCTAGATACAAGTCGCACTTTGGATCCAAAACAATTGCACCTTCATATCCATCGTCGCTATCCAACTTTTCAAGAACAGGCATCAATGTGCGCTTTTCTCTGCATTTCTTTGCAACATAACTTGTTAGCTTAATGCCTTGACCTCGCAAGACAAGAAAGCTAATAGGAACGCTGCAAATCTTGGCCATCTCAACAAAGCCAGTTAATGTGTCTGACTTGTTCAACAGATAATGAACGAGGTTACAATCCTGTATACAGTATTTCGCAATAACCGCGCGATCATCATCTGTGCCGTTGGTCATTCTGAAGATGTCTTTTGGCGTAACATCGTCTTTTGCCAAACACCATCTCACCTTTTTGCTCATATCTGGAGCAATATTCCCAGAAACAACAAACGACTTGTTTTCTTTATTTACAGATAGAACTGAAAATTTGGCACCATCGCTATAATAATCAACTGAATGCCCAATCTCCTCAAAGTGAACATAACTTCCCATCAACAATCCGGTTAGATTTCCACTATACACAGTTGTTGTCTTTGTGTCTGTTGAATCAAGAGATTTTACGTAATCTCCGATAAAATGACCAGCAACATAATCCAACTTGTAAGACGTTAGATTCTCTTCTCGTCTGAAGTAGTTATACAAATCAATCTGAATGCGACCATTCATTTTAATATATTTTAAATCGTGTTGACCACTAGCAATCTTAAGACTTGTCTCCTCCAACTTATAAGTGTTTAGGTTAAATGGATCCTCGCCACAAACCTCATTTTTGTTTTTAGACAGCCTTAAGAATTCTCGGACACAACCCTTTTCTTGAGCGCGATTAAACATGAACGCATAATCAAAACCAAATATATTATATCCAATGACAATGTCTGGATTTTCTCTTTGAATTAGCAGTGTCCATGCTAGCAAAACTTCCTTCTCTGTTTTATAGGATTCAATTTCACAATTCTCAACAGGAACCTTTCCACACGTGTTAAGGACAATGCAATGATTCAAATATGGTTCTTTTTCTCCTGCTCTTAGGAATGTTGAACCAATAAACGTCACCTTGTCACCTTCCAATTCTGGGAATGGATGCATGCGCGAATTTCTATCCGACAATGACATGTTAATCTGAGTTAATTTTTCTTCTCTTGTTAGAGTTTTGTCGCACAAAACGTCAGACACCTTATATTTTTTTGCTTCGGATTTTTTGGACTTTCCCTTTGTTACAAATGACACAGCGACATCTTCTTCCTCGTCATTATTCATATTTTCAAACATTGATTCTATCCTCATCTGATTGCTAAGAGCATCATTGGATTTCTTTTCTAGAGGAGTTTTTAGCCACGAATCAATCATTTCCATAACTTCATTCTCAGACTTTGGCATTTGTTCCTTTTTGGGAAATACAAGGTCTATCATAATCATCGCCTTATCTTCGGCGTTAAATCCAAATGCTTTTCTAACAATCCTCATTAAATCAATTTCGCATATTTCAGGAGTTAGCTCTGAAAACTTTTCAAAATATTCAATAATGTTTGTAGCCAACTTCTTGTAAAATTTAATAGGGATCGGAAAATCCCCATGACTACTGCTGGCCTCAATATCAAAACTACAGATTTTATAAGGAACAGGAGTCTCCTTTTCGTTTAGTGGCAAAATATTTTTGTAGTCAATTGTAAACTCATATTTGCAACTGGTTTGCTTGTTAGTTTTTACTTCAACAGTTTTCTTTTTTGGTAGAGCAACCCAACCTGAAGGACTAATCTCTTTTATATGGAAGAAACGCAGTAAAGGGGGAATATTTGCCTCATACAAATAAGTTGGAGTATCTGCATAAATCAATCCGGATTCAAGAAGCTTGCGATCTGAATTATACCAGAGGTTTTTGGCCTTGTTGAAAGCCTGCAAATTGGTGAATTCAAACTTGATAAACTTGTGCTCTTTTCCACCATCAAAACCATAAAGCTTCTTTCGTTTGATAATCTTGCATTCGCTAATTGAATTTTCATAATATTTTCCTAGTTTTTTGGTAATGTGTTGCAAGAACGCAGATTTTGTGTATTGCGTCCAACCGTCATCAACTTTCACATAAAAGAATGGTTTGAAATTTTCGGCGAGTATGGAACAAGACTCACCTTTTTCATTAATTCCAAACATTTGAATAATAAAATTATTTATGTCTGATTTAACACCAGAATCTTCATCACTGCCAGATTCCTCTTTGGCTTCACTCTTTTTATTATAAACGTTAAAATCGTAGAGTCGGAAAACGTGTTCCATCTTGTTTAGTTGCTTGTACAATAATATATTGCGAAATTTTTAAGTTCAATTTTTAATGAAAACTAGAGAAATAACAATTAATAATATTATTATAGTATACAAGCGTTATGTCAAGCGAACAACCACTCATATTAGTATTTGACACAGAAACAACTGGTCTTGGCACCGGTCTTGAAAGCAGTGTTACCGAAGGTTCTAATTTAGAAAATTGGCCAATTATTGTTCAGTTGGCGTTTATTTTATATAATCCTGAAACTATGGAAATTGTCGCACAAAGTGAAGAGGGAAATGATATAATTAAACTTAAAGAAAATCAGTATCCAATTCCACAGGGATCAGTGGACGTTCATGGAGTAACAGATGAGAGATCTCGCACAGAAGGAAGACCCATTGAAGTTGCAATGGATGAGTTTATTGCTGCTTATAACAGAACTAGTGCGCTTGTTGCTCATAACACTCCTTACGACGTAAATGTTGTATGCGCTGAATTATTGCGTTTAATTGGTGACGCAGAAATAAGCGAAGCAAAAAAAGAAATGTATCGTGACACTTTCCGAAAATTGCGAGGACTTGATCCTGATTCAGCTCCTGCTGAAGTTGACACTCAATATTTAGCAAAAGCCCAATGTAGAGTGTTGCCTTATAAATATGTGAGAGATGCTGCCAGAAACGTTGTTGTTGACCAAGTAGTTGCTGAAGATGGAAATACTTATGACGTAAAAAGGAAAGAATATTATGCAAAATCTTATTCTCCAAAGAACCCTAATCTTGAAGAAGCACATATTGCGCTGTTTAATCAACAAATAAATGGTCGCACGCACAGCGCTCTTGTTGATGTTGCGGCATGTTTGAGAGTTTTTATGGCAACTGCTCCTGATTTACAAGTAGATATATGCGCTCCCAAAAATAGCACACCCAGCAATGTGGAATTATGTAGAATTATAAATCCAGGACCTCCATTTGCGCACAAAATTCCAAGACTTATGCCACCTGCAAAAGGAAAAAAGGGAGGCAGAAGAACTAGAAGAAATAAACACAGAAAGACCCAAAGGAAAAATAAAAGAAGAGTGTTTACAAAAAAATATTAGATTGCGGAGTAAAATAAATATTTATTTATATGAAAATATATAAATGAATAAAGATAAGCCAATTAAAGCAATTGCCGTTTTTGATGGGAAAAAAATTAAAGGAACTGTTATTTTTACAGAAGATTTAAAAAATGAGACTGTGAATATTGATATTAATATTATAGGTCTTAAGAAAAATGCGTTACATGGATTTCACGTTCATGAATCAGGAGATTTAACAAATCATTGTGAAAGTATGTGCGCACACTTTAATCCATATGGAAAGAATCATGGTTGTCCTGGTGTAAAAGAGAGACATGTTGGAGATCTAGGTAATTTGCAAACAGATTCAACTGGATGCGCCAAATATAGAATGTCGGATAATTTTATTAAATTACGCGGTTCAAAGGCAAATATTATAGGAAGAGGATTAATTATTCACGCAGACGAAGACGATTGTGGATTAGGTGGGGATGAAGCTAGTCTGAAAAATGGGAATGCCGGAAAAAGAATTGCATGTGCTATAATAGGTTATTCGCAAGACAATTTTAATTAATATTTCTTTTTCAATGTCTTTCTTCCATATTTGCAGTGTTGTCGTTGAGAGAAACCTTTGGGTCTTTTGCAGTTAATGCTCTTTTTATATTTTAATGACCATTTTCCTCCTCTGCGGTTTGTTCTTCTTTTAATGCCGCCTTTTTGTTTATTGCGTTTTCCTTCTCTCATTTTTGATTCAACCCATGCAGCAAATGATTCTGAACTCCTATCTTTATCAGGAATACTAGAGTCTTCGTATTCTTCTACAGTTGGAGATTTAACATAACGCAAACAAGGATATCCCATAGGTTCACTGCCAACTCCGTTTAGACCATTAAAAAGTTTTTGATTAATTTGAGCAATAACAATATCATCACCATTTAAGTGTTCCTTTTTTAAATAACGTTTCATGTTACTCCATTTGGGTTTCGTGTCATTGCAGGGTCCACAGTTGTCCATAAATAAGAATAAAAATACGTGCTTTCCAGATTTAACGTTGTTGTTGAAATCTCCTAACAAGTTTTCTTGATTTGACGACGTTGGATCTATGTATACGAATGGTTTTTTAAACTGCATTATAAATTAAAACTAGAAAATAAAAGTTACATTATTTTTATTTATTTAATTTTATCGCACTCTAATATATATAATGAATGCTCCGTTATACATATTAATTATTGTTAGTTTTTTAGCAGGACTCTATTATTGTGTGGCTGCAAAACCATATAAATTTATGGAGGGTTTAACCAATATTAGCAATCCTAGATGTCCTGATATTTTAGTTCAAAAAGGCAGCAGCTATTTTTTATATAATTCTAAAGTTGCACAAGTTCCTGGAGTAAATCCAGTTGAGTTTGAAAATTTAGAAGATTACACAGAGTTTGTGGATTGGCAACGCAGTCAAGGAATTCGCTGCCCTGTTTTATATTTACAAAGCACATTTGACGCTCAAGGCAGTTCAGTTTATAAAATTCGTCCTAGTCCAAACGACTTACAGGGTGGATTGCCACCAACTATTCCAAAACCACCCAATCCTACACTATTAATTGACGCCACACGCAATGATGCCCCTTATAATAAAAATTCTTACCCAGCGTTTGACCAAACTGATTTTTATCAAGGAACCACAACTCCTCTTGATCAAATGAACGCCGAACAAGAAAATTTATTGTTTAGTCCTGACCCCATGGATCCTAATTGGGGTGGTCAAGATTACACGCAACATCTAGTTGACACTGGTTATTACGCAGGAAATGAAGTTAATATCCGAACTACATAATAAGATATTTTGCTTTTATTATTCACTATTTATAATATAATTAATGATTAATTTCTCGTTAATTACGTTGTGCTTTTTAAACTTTCTCTCATTTTTTTCGCATTCATATCATATAAAGGTTTTTAATTCGGCCATTGTTTCTTTTTTGCCAGAATTAAAACTTCACAATGTTGTAACTGTTAAAAAAGAAGCAAAAATAGAGAAAATCAAATTATTGAATAAACCAAAAAAAATCCAAATGAATCCAAATGAATCCAAACAATTAAATAATTTTTACGTATTTGATTATACTCCAAAACAACAACCAGACGCATTTGGATACATTAAAATGTTTTTGGGATATGAGTTACCAGGAATTGTCCGAGTAATTCATATTGAAGAATCAACTGAAGAAAAATTAATAGAAGATTGGCACAATATTGTAAAATCCAATCCAGACTATAAAAAACATTTAAAAAAATTCGGCGACAATCGCATTAATAACATAATATATAAATGGGAAATGTCATTCAATGTTTATTCCCACAATTGCAGACATTTCAGTAATTATTTTTCCACAGAGATTGAAAAAATAAATAGTTTAAAACTATAACTATAACTTTAATTTGAGTCAACGTATTTTAGAACGTTATTTAATGAGGCTTTGGCAGCATTCAATTCATTCAACGTCTTAATTGCTTCAATGTTTGTATCTGCTGCATCAGCTGTAGCATCCATATTTAACACAGTCTTCAACATAAGCGCATTAATATAATCGTCCATTGAGAGAATAATATTTCCATACTCCTTGACGTATTCTTTATTATTCATGAGCAAATTATCATTATGTAATTGCGTAACCTGATTCTTCAATGTTGTTGCATAATTTGAAGCAGATGCACCAATCCCATTGGCACTTGATGAACTAGTTGGGTTTGTTAAACCTTCCATAACATTCATGTGTAATTTCATAGATTTTGCCACTAAATATATCAAAAATCCAATAATGACAACAATTCCTATAAGTTTAATTAAATCTTCTGACATTTATTATACTATACGATAAGAAAAACAATAATTTTTCTTTACTAATTTTTCTAAAGGCGTTTAATTTACCCCTTTAAGAATTTTATAATATTAGCTATTACGGTCTTATTAATTCTTCGCGACTGCCCTTTTGCGTTTGTATAACTGATGTCTTTTAAACAAGACTCTGATTCATTGATTTTTGCAAGCAAATTTTGAATAGTTTTAAATTCCTTCATAACAGCAATTGCACTTGTAGAACTAATTCCAGGAATTTGACACAACATAATTTCACCAATATTTTCAGGAGTAATATTTTCCTTCTTTACCTTTTTAATGACATTGCAATAAGAGTCTTCCTTCTCAGGTTGTTCCAAATTTTCACACACAATTTGGTTTTGGGATTCACCGTTTGGGAGAGAAAAAGTATTGGTATTTGAATAAAACCCCTGTTTATCAGTAGATTTGTTTAACTTATAAGCCATGTTACAAATTATTAATGCCGACTCTTCTGTGCTCATGCTTCGCAAAACCGAAAAACCTTTATAGTAGTTGAGAGAAAACATTGCAGAATATAAAGTAGTCTTATCTACACGGTCTTTAAATGAATTAAAAGAGTTAAATGAACTATTCTTTGTAAGATCACCCTCAATTAAATACATAATATTATGATTGTGATGAGGAAGACCATTTAATCTATAGCTTTGCTCTTCATAACGTCCATCTTTTATGCTAGATGACAAATCTCCTAAACTTTTTCTCTCAACGATAATCTTTTCCAAACCATCTTTGCATAGAATGACATCGCCAAGAGGGAGAGCTTCAACAACAATTTCCAATCCCTTATAAATAGGACCAGTCTCTATAAAATGTTTGCATAAACGAAGCAGTTCGTGTTCGCGATTATCAATTTTAATAATCATTTAATAAGTAACGCACTAAGTTATTAAATGATTTTACTATAATATTAATATTTTATATTTTGTAGTCTAGTGTTGCATTACATTAATCCGCGTATAACACCAAATGTGGAGCGTCTTTGCTGCACAGGATTTCTTGTAGTGTTTCTTAAAGCAAATAATATACCTTGTTGCCTTTGCGGCGCTCGTCTGAGATAATTGCCCATGTTTCTTTGTTGCCAAGTGGTTCCAAATGTGACAATTCCTGCCTTTTTATCACCTCCACAACTTCCACCGGAAGCGCAACCACGATTTGTCAAGGACTCAACATTTCTTCCTTGTTTACCAAAATGATACATCATACCAACCATTTATAGATGCTTAATATTATAACGTTTAAGAATAATATTAAGTTGCTTAGAATTTTTGCGAGGTTTATGTTTAACCAAGGCTTCCAGAGTGTGAAGCGTAATATCCGTTTCTGTTGTATTGCACAGGGTTTCTCGTTGTGTTAAACAACGCAAAGAGCACGCTTGGTTGTCTTTGAGGGATTCTGTAAGTGTAATGGTTACCGATGTTGTAAACGCTCATGAAGGGTTGACCGGTCCATAAACCGGCCTTTTTGACACCGCCGATAGAACCACCACTTTGAATTCCTCTATTGGAGATAACGTCGACGTAGCGACCACGTCCGAACTGTGTTTGCATGCCTACCATTTATATATACCCTAAATATTTTATTTTTTATTGAGGGAAAATAATATTTATCTAAATGGTTTAAATGCATCGCACTAATAATTAATTATGGAAGACAAAACCATTGAAAAGAATATTCTTCATGACGATGATATTGTAAGTGGAGAAGATGGGCTAATTTTTAACCCATATAATCCCCTAAATGTGGAGATTACATTGAATGATGTTCAATCTATTCTCACTAAATATGGTGTCCCTGGAATGGTCAATAATATTGAACTTTACAAAAGAGCATTTGTTCACCGTTCTTATACTAAGCGCCCTCATTTGGAAAATCTTGCTCAGAATATTACTATTGTTGAACGACCAACTGACTGCATGACATTGAAAACAAAATCTAATGAACGTCTAGAGTTCTTAGGTGACGGAGTTCTTGAGCTTATTACAAAATATTATTTGTATAGAAGATTTCCTAAAGAAAATGAAGGATTTATGACTGAAAAGAAAATTGCAATTGTAAAAAATGAAGCCATTGGAAAGATTGCTATGGAAATGCATCTAAATAAATGGCTTATTTTGTCAAAACATGCAGAAGAAAAGAAGATTAGAACAAATTTAAAGAAGCTTGGGTGCCTTTTTGAGTCGTTTTTAGGCGCTTTGTTTCTAGATTTCAATAAGATTTCCGTAAAAGATGAAGAAGGTTGGTTTCAAGATGTATTTGTCACAGGACCTGGTTTTCAAATCGCGCAAAAATTCGTAGAAAACATTTTTGAAAAGCATATAGATTGGGTCGCGCTTATTCAAAATGATGATAATTATAAAAATATACTGCAAGTAAAAATTCAAAAGGAATTCAAGGTGACTCCGCATTATTTAGAGATTGAGCACGACGTTGAGAATGGTTACAAGATGGGTGTATATTTGTGCATTGGTCAACCTATACACGCGGTAAGCATACATAATGCGACGCACATTGACCACGTAAAAACGTTTAAAGAAATCCAAGAATGGATTGTTAAACTTGGAAAGGTGCTAATTTTTCTAGGGGAAGGGCAACACAAAATCAAGCGAAAAGCTGAACAAATTGCTTGCAACGAAGCATTGCAAAAAATTAACGCTTATTCCGCATAAAGTTTTATATATTTACTTTATATAAGCGATGAATCCTTTAGAATCATTAAAAGTAAAATTAAGAATAAAACCAGTTGTGGAAGAGCACGAAAAAGTTGCCGTTGTTGTTCCTGTTCCAACTGCTCCAGAAAAGGTTGAATTAAGTAAGGTAACTATAATTGATGAGCGCGGAACTGACACTGGTTTTAACAGAGAAACTTTATTTACTAAATTACAAGAACGTAAATTAAATAAAACTGTTTTGAAACCAACTGTAAAATTAAGTGCCGTTCAAGAAGAGCAAGAAAAAGAAGAACCTCAAAAGAAGAAGGCTAAGAAGATTACCAAAAAGATTTTATTTCAATTGCAAGAAGAGGGTGTTCCTATTGTTCAAGAGAAAGAAGCCCAAGGTGAAGAAAAGGAAGCAGAAGGCGAAGAAAAAGAAGCCCAAGGTGAAGAAAAAGAAGTTGTGGAAGAAGTTGTCACTAAAAAACGTCGCACAAAGCGTCCTACAAAAGGAGTTATTCTTGTGCCTCCAGAAGAGTGGGTTGACATTGACAAGGTTGAAACCATAACTCGTTTGCCTCCCAAAAAACCTCACGTAAACATTAAGGTTTCCAGTTATTTTATGAATAATAGGGAGAAATTTGTTAACTTTATTAATTCCATGTTTAGCACATATCGTGACGAAGTTATGGATGAATCTGCTGAAATATCCTGCGATAATATAGGCCAAAGTTCTGGTGGAGAATTTTCTCTCTTGACTCACCAAAAATTAGTTAGAGATTACTTGAATTTATACACGCCTTATCGTGGGCTTTTGCTTTTCCACGGTTTAGGTGCAGGAAAAACTCTCTCATCTATTGCAATTGCAGAAGGATTCAAGAGTAATAAAAAAGTTATTGTAATGACTCCTGCGTCTTTAAGAAGAAACTATATGGAAGAGTTGAAAAAATATGGCGAACCAATTTACAAGAAGAATCAATTTTGGCAGTGGATTTCAACCAGAGACCATCCTGAAGCAATTGACACATTGTCTAGTGTTCTCAATTTATCTGTTGAATACATTAACCGAAAAAAAGGCGCATGGTTAGTAAACACAACACAACCAAGCAATTATGACGCATTGGAACCAACTGAAATTAAAAGCTTAGATGATCAACTTGACGAAATGATTCAATATAAATATAAGTTTATTAATTACAACGGTTTGCGTAGAGATAAATTGAAAGACATGACAAACAATTTTGAAACTAACATTTTTGATGACGCTGTTGTTATCATTGATGAAGCGCATAACTTTATTAGTAGAATTGTAAATAAGATTTCAAAGGAAAAGGAAATCCCTGTGGATAGAACCGGCAAAAAAGAAAGAGTTCCTTACTCATTGGCACTCATTTTATACGAGCTATTGTTAAGTGCTAAAAATGCTAGAGTTGTTTTGTTGTCAGGAACTCCAATTATTAACTACCCCAACGAAATTGGAATACTTTTCAATATCTTGCGAGGTTACATAAAGACTTGGGAGATCCCACTTGACATCCGTTCCGGACAATCTGTTGGAAAAGAGAGGTTACAGGAGATATTCACGAGAGAAAAAGTATTAGATTATCTGGATTATTCCAAGGATAAAGTATTAACTATTACAAGAAACCCTTTTGGATTTGAAAACAAAATAAAAGAAGATACAGGTTATCAAGGCGTCACTAATAAAAAGAAAGAATACAAGGATGAGAAGGGAAAATTGCACATTGAAGAACGCGGAACAATTAGTGATGCCGATTTTGAACGCAGAGTTATTAGTATTTTAGAGAATGCCGGAGTTAGCGTTAATACGTCTGGGGTTAAAATAACTTATCAAAAAGCGTTACCTGACAAATTTGACGACTTTGTTGAAATGTTTATTAAAGCCGATTCTGGGGAAACCAAAAATATGGAATTGTTCAAGCGTCGCATTATTGGATTAACGTCTTATTTTAGAAGCGCACAAGAGTCTCTTATGCCTAGATATGAAAAGCTTACCGATTTTCACGTTATTAAAATACCAATGAGTGATTTTCAATTCACCGTGTATGAGGCGGCTCGTGCTCAAGAGAGAAAGCAAGAAAAGAATTCTAAGAAAAAGAAAGGTGCAATGGATGAAAATGGAATTTACAAAGATCCCACTTCAACATATCGCATTTTCTCTCGGTTATATTGCAATTTTGTCATGCCAAAACCTCCTGGACGCCCTCTTCCAAAAGAAGAACGCGAAGAGGCCACCCAATTGGAAAATGTATACGAAGAAGCTTTAAAGGAAACTTCCAAAAAAGGAACTAATGACTTGGAAGGAGATGCATGGGACGGCGAAATTGAAGGCGATGAAGCAATTGAAAAATTAGCCGATGCAACTTATGAAAAAAGAATTCAACGAGCTATTGAATTTTTGAGAGAAAATGAAAGCACCGTCTTATCACCAGAAGGACTACAAAAATACAGTCCAAAATACTTACATATACTAGAAAATATTCAAGATCCTGAGCATCGCGGCTTGCATTTGGTTTACAGTCAATTTAGAACACTTGAAGGTATTGGAATATTTAAGATGGTTCTGGAAGCCAATGGTTTTACTCAATTCAAAATTAAAAAGGATGCTGGAGGCGTCTGGAATTTAGACATTAGTGAAGAGGATAGAGGTAAACCTACATTTGCTTTATACACAGGCACAGAATCCGCAGAGGAAAAGGAGATCATACGTAACATTTATAACAGCGATTGGGATGTGAAATCGCCTATAACAGCCGAGTTAAAAGAAATTGCTCACAACAATCATATGGGTGAAATTATTAAAGTTTTAATGATTACCGCATCTGGTTCAGAAGGCATTAACTTGAGAAGCACGCGCTATGTGCATATTATGGAACCATATTGGCATCCTACTCGTGTAGACCAAGTTGTAGGCAGAGCGCGCCGCATTTGCAGTCATAAAAATTTGCCAGAAGCACTTCAAACTGTAGAAGTGTTTCTTTATTTGATGACATTCACAAAAAAACAAATTGATAGCGGAGAATCTATAGAGTTGAAAAGAATGGATAAGAGTAAAAGAACTTATAAGATTCAAGTAGAGGGAAAAGAAGATAAGGAGGAGCAAATACCATTAACTAGTGATGAAGCTTTGTTTGAGATTTCAACTATAAAAGAGGATGTGAGCTCTAAGATAATAACCGCTATTAAAGAAGCATCTATTGATTGCGCGGTATACTCAAAGCGCGGCACAAAGGAACAATTAACTTGCTTGCAGTTTGGCGAACCATCTTCTACTGCATTTTCATATGTTCCAAGTTATAAAAAGGAAGAACCTGATACTGTGTCAAAAATAAACAAAAAAGCAATTGAATGGCGAGGGAAACCATACGAATTCCGCGGAAAAAAATACATTTATCGTAAAATGGATAAAACTCGCGGAAATTTATATGACTTGGATAGCTACTATAGAGCTTTGGAAAATCCTCAAGTAGACCCAATTTTAATTGCTACTACAGAACAAACCCCTGCTGGAGTTGTTATTAGGAAGATTTAATCTTACCGGTATAATAAAAGTTTGATTGTAACTTTTATTATAAAAATATTAGTCGTCTTTTTTTCCTAGAATTGTTTGCGGACTTGATTGCGGAGAAACCGGTCTGTATCTTAATCCAACTGTTGGTCTATTATAATCTTCATCTGGTTCAGGAATAGGTTCAGGAATAGGATCAGGAATTTGGAACAAGTCTTGGTCTTGAGGCACTGCTAAATTAGACAATAACTCTATGTTAATCTTAATAACTTGTTCTGGTTTCATATTTTTTATTATAATGCTGTTTCCTTCTATATTTATAACGTCCTTTGAATCTTGAATGGGTTGCAATAAGTCCGTTATTTTTTTCTTTGCTTCCTCTTCTGACATTTTTTCATTTTTTACTTCGCACAATATCTTTAAAAAGTCAAACAATGGATCAGGTATAATGTTTCTGCAAGAAACTCCTTTTGTTTTTAACTTTTTAATATATCCAACAATTCTTCCAGAATATCCATAAATTCCATTCCATTTTCCAAGAACATCCCATTGACCTGCATGAGCTGCCACCGTTCTATCAGCGAGAGACTTTGTTGGGTCATTGAAACGCGCAAAAGCAGTAACTCCAAATAAAATATTAAATGCTGTAGAAAAACCATCAAATGCAAAACGCAATACATTTGTATAAGCTCCGGAGTATGCACACGTAGCTATTCCATAACCAATAAAAAGAATAGAGCCCAACAAAGAAAGACACGCTAAATTGTCGCACCTATCTCCACCTTTTTGATGCCTTCTTGTTTTTTTATTTTGTTTTTTATTTTTTTTACTTTGATTCCTTTTGCGTCTTTTTCCACCGCGAAGTTCTTCGCTTAAAATATTCTTTAACATTTGTTTATCAGCTTCACTAAATTCTTCAATCTCGTCTATTTTTTTAAATGCATTTGGATCGCACGACATATAATATAACATAATAAAATAAACTAATTTATCCAGCAGATAGGACATTTCTTGTCGTTAAACACGATAAAATAATAATTACAGCCATGCTTATTCTTCTCATTTTTGCATATTTTATGTGATAATCTTCAGGTTTAGTTAATATATACAATTTTTCAAGTCTTTCTTTTTCAGTTTCGTTTGTTTTATTGTAGGCAATCGCCAAACCTGTTAACATGGATATTATAACAAATTCTGTGGGAATAATCAAGTAATGGTTTGAAATTTTGCTATCCAATTCTGATATAATGGTGTTTATGTTAAATGTCTCCTTGTAAGTTGTTCTAACAATTGCAGATATTGACGCTATTTTTGTTTGATCCATTTCAATTGCTTCATAAAGAGGTGTAGATTTATATACCGGGAGTAAATTTATTAATGGTCTTTTTTTAACAACGTATGTTTGATTTGTTTCATTCGCGTCTTGCATATTTTCCCATTCAACTTCTCCGTCATCCCACGTGCTTTCCGTGTATTGCATTTCTTTGATTTCTTTTATTTTGTTTAGTTTGCTATTTTTTGTTGCATGTGGTGTTTTATGTTTAAACTGCGCCCAAAAAGACGCAACTGGTGATATACTTGAACTTATTAATAAATAGATTAGTGAAACGCTTAAAACTCTCATATTGTTTGTTATTATCTGTCTTTATAATTTTTTGTGCAAAGCTAATCAATTTTTATTTTGCTTATAATAGATAAGATTGTATTCATTTTTTCATCTATACTATTTATGCGTTCGTGCATATTTTTTAATTCTTCTTTTACGTCAGGTTGTAAATCCTTTGCCGGCTTCAATTTTGAGAAGATGTCATTTTGCATGGGTTTATTGTTGGCTGACTCAATTTCTTGAATTTCTAAGTTAATTCTATTCAATTCCGGTGATTCATATTCAGAATTTGGACCCCACGTTATTTTTTTTTCTGATTTATCTAAAGGTGGACCAATCTGTATTAACTTTGGAGACTGTTGATGAACGTATTGATACTGCATTTGCTTTTGATCCATTTGAAGTTTAGAATTTTCATTTTCCTGTATTTTTTCACTTTTAACAGAGGTTTCTGCCGGTTTTAACCATTTTGCAACATCTTCTTTATTCGCTCCTTTATGAATATTTTCTATTTCAAAATTTCTCTGAGCCAAGGTTCTCGCAATTAGTTCATCCATGGCACTTCCAATCGGCTTATCCAGGTCTGCGTCGCCGAATTTTGGTGCTTCCGGAACAGGAACTGACATTGCGCTCATAAAATCATTTTTTTTTTCCGCAAGATTTTTTTCAAATGCACTAAGTCTCTCGCTGTGTAAATCTTCTATAGTGAAATTGTTTGGTTCTTTGTTAGAAATGTTTATTTTTTGAGGTTGTTGCGCTTGCTTTGCGCTGCTAAGACTTGTCATGATTTGACCAATAAATTTTTTATTCATTTGCATTAAATTTTGTGGCACTGTTTTCTCTCTTTCAAAGAATGTTTTCGCCTGGTTTATAAAAAATGCTCTTGCTTGAGATGCCTGTTCTTGAGATTTTAAACGTTCTTTTATATCATCTAAAATTATTTCCCAAAGCATTTCAATGTTTTCCGTTGTAATGAAATCTATGTTTATTTGAGAATTAGCCATTCTTATTTGTATATAACTAATAGTAAAATATTATTTATATACTTTTACGTGTTATTACAGTTCCTTGTTAAAATAAACTTTTCTGAATTGTTCCATATATTTATCATCTAATTTGTGAGTTTTAAAGTAATTACTATCGTGACGATCTTCTAACATATGCGCAATAAAATACAAAGAATAAATTCCGCACTCAGTGTCCCCATATTGATGCTCAACTGGATAATTCTGATCAAATTTGAAATTAATGGGAATTTTTAGTTGTTTTCCTTGTTTAATAATACGATTCACTAATTTCATAACTTCCTTTGGAGCCTTATCTCCTGCACTGTCAAAGAAAAATATCTCTCCCTTTTTAATATTAACAAACATAGAAACCCAGTGAGAACCGCCTTTGTAATGAGGATCCAAATTAAATATCATTCCTATTTTGAATCTCTTATTTTTAATTTCATCTTCAATATTAAAATGACACAATTCCTCCCAAACGCATTCTCCGTATAACTTGTGTGTATCAAAATCAATTGGAGATGGACCAATAAAATCAAAGCATTTATATTTAATTTCATATTGCTTCATGACTTCCAATATATCTGTGCTTGATAACCATTCATTTGGATTTTTGCTCCACTCCTTGGGAGAGACTGGTGCAAAAGAAGTCTGTAATTCTTTATCTAGTTTTCCATTAACAAACTTTTGTTTTAACCAGCACGATTCTTTGTTGCAAACCCCTCTTAACTTATTATTTAACTGCGTCCAAATCTCCTTTGCGTCATTTGATTCTATCTTAGAATCATCGTGGCGAGCATTCCACAAATCTTTTAACTTATACAAAGCTTCATCTTCTAAACACGTGTATTTTTTATCTGCTGTCTGAGGACTGCATCTCAATTTTACTGTTTTTAATTCCTTCATCATTTTTTCTCTAAATAAATGGTTTCTTCTTGTAGTTTGGTGTCCCTGCTTCTTTGTTGAAGATTTATGTTTTTGTGTCTTTTTCGTTGTTTTTGATTTTCTCCTCTGAGGTTTCCTCATATTTATTATTGATATTATTCTTTTTACGAATACCTTTATTTTTTAGAACTGGATCTTTTAGATTAATATCTTTTTGCATTGGAATAATTGGAGCCTTCTGACATATTTTTGTTGTTGTTCGTTTTACTAGTTTTTCTAGAGCATTTGGTTCAGTTATTTTAATAGAACGCATTAGTAATTTATTTAGTTCGGCTTGTTCGCTTTCTGATAAAGCGATGCTTCCCATTGTATCGTCTTCAACAAATCCGTCATAATCTGACTGAATTATGTCTGTTTTATCTAAAGCTTTAAAATATTCTATGCATACTTTGGCGTATAAATCAAAAGCAGAAGAAACGTCTGGAAACATCATCTCAGGTTTTTCATTATTTAATAATTGTTTTGTTAAATCAAAAATTCGGCGCTTGTAAAATTTCTTCTCTTTTTTATTCACAGTTTTATTATCCGGTTTTCCTTGCGATTGGCTAACGTATTTTGCATATTGAGATTTGTTCATTAAGCATTCTAATGTTAACTCTGATATTTTATTTTCTGTCATTATTTTCTCCCTTGAAGAAAATGATATTGGACCTTTAAGTTGTTTATTTGTTTTTATCAAAAGCAAAAAAAAAATAACTTGTTTAAATATATATAATGAAGACATACAGCGTTTATGAAATAATTTTAACAATAATTGCGTCAATTGTATTTTTAATGACAGGCTTAATAATATACGCGAGTTACTCTAAAGTTGGTTCTTTTATAGATAGACTTACTAGTAAAATTCCAACAATAGCTACATTTATTATTGCTTTAGGCATTATTATTACATATCAGGTTTTTACCGTTACATTGCTTTCGGCTCGCAGAGAAGCTACATATAAAATAGTTGATAGAGCATTTACCAATATTATTAAGGCAATGGACGATAACTATGAAAAATGTCCTGAATTTATTAATTCATTGTTTTTTCCATGGCAAAAAACCGTTTTTAATCGGCCTGAACCTACAGGTGAAGAAAAACCAGATAGATGGACGTGCCAATTATATCTCTCAACTTTAATATTTCAAAGTTGGGAAGACTTTTTGACTGATTTAGAAAGTTGGTGGGACTTGCAAGTTACGATTGAGTATAATGAAACAGACGAACGTTCATGGTTGGCAATATTTTTGGGATGGGCTCAATCCAAGGAATTGCGAGAAATATTTAAAACACAACAGTTGGAATATAATGATACAACAGTTCATTTGGCAAATTTAATGTTTGAATATCTTGATAAATATCAAATAAATAATGCTGAGGACCTTGACAACCTTACTGGATTAATTTTTAATGACCCTAGATACAAACAGATTAGGATAGATGTTCAGACTTAAAAGATAACAAAAATAATATATTTTATTGTTATATTTTGCGTTTATTTTTTGTCTTTTTTATTAAAATAGTAAAAAGGCGAAAGGTTGTTATGTTGGCATTCAAAATCTTTAACAGTTCAATAAATATATTGTATTATATAAATACATGAACGCCACCTTTTTTGCCTTTTTAATATTTGCTTTTATTATTGTCGTTGTATCAGCATTCATTATTTTTGCAAGTTTATCTAAGCCTGGCTCTTTTTTAGATAGAATTACTTCTAAAATTCCTAATATATCTACGTTTATAATTGCATTTGGTGTTATTATTACTTTTCTTGTTTTTGCGGTCAATTTAGAATCTCAGCAGAGAGATGCAACATATAAAATTGTTGACCGCGCTTTTACAAATGTTCTTAAAGAAATGGCTGATTATTATAATCAATGTCCACATTTTATTGATTCATTATTTTTTCCATGGCAAAAAAAAATTCCAAATATTAAACCCAAAAGTTATAACAATTCATCCGATGTGTGGGCGGCAGTTTTATATATTTCAAATTTAATATTCCAAAGCTGGGAAGATTTTTTATCAGACTTGTCTAGTTGGGGAAATTTTAAAGTAGCAATTGGTTACAATGAACAAGACGAACGTTCGTGGTTAGCTATTTTTTTAGGATGGGCACAATCAAAACAATTACGCGATATATTTGAAACTCAAAGAATGAATTATAGATACGAAACAATAGATTTTGGCGATCTACTTTTTGAATACTCTAATAAATATCATCCAAAAAATGCTAAAGAAATTGATAAAGTTACAAATATTATTTTTCACGACCCAAGATATATAAATATAAAGGATCGAATGTTAAAGTAAATATAAAATGCGATTAACTGGATTTTATATTTTGTGTAAAATTTATTTGTTAGGTTTATTGTTCTTTTTGTGTTTCCCACAAAATTCGTTTGGGGTTAATTCCTTAAGTTGTTGTCTAGTGCAGTTTTGGAATAATCCTTGTCCAATATTCTCAGGATTTGGGTTAAATGAATTAAAATGCTCGTTTTGAAATAATCCTGGAAAAGGCTGTTGCACATTGTTATTGTTATTGTTGTTCTTGAAATTAAATTTATACAAGTCGCTGTTTGAGCTTGGAACATATACAGACTGGCTGCACGATTGAAGCGCGTAGATTTGGTTTCTTAATTCAGATTCAGTGTTAATGTTTGTGGCAAAGCCTGACCAAGGAGCCTGTGCGTTTCCAGGATTGAAAACTTCGGTTGTGCTATATACTGGCTGTTGAACCAATGGCGTTTTAATTGGCACTCTAGGGTCTACAATAGGCATAATAGAATATTTCGTCATAACTGGCCTCACGCTTAAATAAGGTTGTAACATGTGTGATGGAATATTTCTATCATAGATTCGCGTATTAATAGAATTTGTTATTTGAGATGCACACTCTTTCAAATCTAGTTGGGCTGTCATTAATATACTGAAATATAATTTATTTTACAGTTTCTACACTTTTCTAAATGTATAAAATCAATATAAAGAAAAATGGCCTTAATAAATAAGGAAACTACATGTGTGGAATATTTGCATTATTAAACAACGACAACTCGTTTCAGCAAAAATTTATTAATGACCAATTTATGAAAGGCCGAAACCGAGGACCAGAATTTTCTAAAATGACACCATACACATTGCAGTGTTTATTGGGGTTTCATCGCTTAGCTATTAACGGTTTGAACGACTTGTCTAATCAACCAATTATAATTGGCGATGTGGCTCTTATTTGCAATGGTGAGATTTACAATTATAAAGAGTTATATGCTCTGATGGACGTTGATCCAGTAACACAATCAGATTGCGAGGTAATTATTCACTTGTATAAAAGGTATGGCATGAAACAAACTCTGCAAATGTTAGACGGAGTATTTGCATTTATTCTTTGCGATGCCAATATTAACGATTCAACGTCAAAGGTATATATTGCAAGAGACCCTTATGGTGTTAGACCTTTATACACACTAATCCAAAGAACTGTTGGCCCAGATGATCGGATGCCTATTTATGGATTTGCTTCAGAACTAAAGGAATTGTCGGAGTTTTCTAAAAAAATTCCAGACCACTTAATTGAACAGTTTAGACCTGGAACTTATAGCAAGTTTATTATGAAATACAAGGTGTCTCCAAAGTGGGAGCTGAAAAAAGAGCACTACTCTTACCATTCTACCGGATTTTCAAGCATTATTAATGAATCGCATTATGACCTTGGATGGACGTTAAGAAATATACAACATTACTTGTCTGAAGCAGTTAAAAAGAGAGTCTTGGTTACTGAACGTCCGATTGCTTGTTTGTTATCTGGTGGTTTGGATAGCAGTCTAATTACAGCTCTTGTAAATAAATTCCACAAACAAAACTCTGATAAGCCATTGGAAACGTTTAGTATTGGTCTAGAAGGGTCAGAAGACTTGAAATACGCTCGGATTGTCGCAGATTATTTGGGAACAAACCATACTGAAATTTTATTGACTGAGCAGGATTTTGTTGATGCAATTCCAGAAGTTATTTGCGCAATTGAAAGTTATGATACTACTACAGTAAGAGCAAGTATTGGGAATTACTTGTTGGGAAAATACATTGCTGCGAATAGTGATGCAAAGGTAATTTTTAATGGAGACGGCTCTGATGAGTTGTGTGGTGGCTATTTGTATATGCACGCAGCACCAGATGCAATTGAGTTTGACAAGGAATGCAGGCGTCTTTTGAGGGACATTCATGCATTTGATGTTTTGCGGTCAGACAAGTGCATTTCGTCTCATGGATTGGAGCCTAGAACGCCATTTTTGGATAGAACGTGGGTGCAGTATTACTTGAGCATTGATCCGTCGCGCAGATTTCACAAGGGCAACAAGCAGTGTGAGAAATTTTTGCTAAGAAGTGCGTTTAGCGAGGAAAATTATTTGGACTCAAATGGCAGTGCATTGTTACCTAAATGCGTTTTGTGGAGGACCAAGGAAGCCTTTAGCGATGGTGTTAGCAAAACAACTAGGTCTTTATATGAAATCATTCAAGAAAAGGTTGTTTCTCTTTTTTCTGCGGAGTTCTTTAATGTAAAGTATGAGCATAATCCTCCAGATACAATTGAAAAGAATTATTATCGCAACATTTTTGAGGGTTACTATCCTGGGCTAGGAAACATAGTTCCATATTTTTGGATGCCTCGTTATGTAGAAGCTAAGGATGCAAGCGCAAGAACGCTGCAAATATACAATGAAGTCAAAACGGAAGCAAGTTAAATAAATTTTGTAATATGTAATTCTTATTTTTGCAAAGTTACATCTTCAAAAACGTGTGCAAATAAGAATATGTTATCAAAATAAGCAATCCAATAGGTAAAAATAATGGTTCATAATAGTTTAAATAAGTCCATATCATTACAAATACAATTGGAAATATATTACCACGAGGTATCATTTTATAACAGTCAGATGTTCTAAAATAAATCCAAAGTCCGGAACAAATTACAGCAATGATTACTTTATTGCTATAAGTTAAATAATTATCTAATATCATATTATATATTATGTTTACAAAATTATATTTAGACACAACAAATCCCAACCTTACTTTCTCCCATCTTTTTGAGGCAACGACATTAGGTCCAATGATAGTTTCCATCCTCGTGCATACAATTGTTTACACTGCATTTTGTAATATAGTAAGTTGGGTATTCTTTGGAAAATTATTATCAAATCCAATAAATCTAAGATTAGTATCATGTTTAATTCCAATTATGTTTTTTGGGTTTATAGGAAGATTTATTCACGTGAAAGATATTTATAAAGGATATAATGGAAATATGGAAAAAACAAGAGAATATACAGACAAACACTATATTTCTTGG